AAGTTTTGTCAAAATTTTTGACAATTCTTACGGTTTGATCCTAATCAGCATATGAACCCGCATTTCACCAGCTGTAATAGCAGCCGGAGCAGCATTGGTCATATTAGCAATAGCCGCATACACAACAGGAACCGTCGCTGCGGCTCCCACAATGTATCTACTGGTTGACCAAGTTCCAGCAATCTTAGCAGCAGCCCAAGAACTGGTAGAGGAACTATACACACCGGCAGTACCTGCAGTAATGTCAGACGCCGCAACGAATCTGTCAAGATCAACATTAGTGATAACACCACCTGTCGTTACACTATCAGTTGCCAGCGTTCCAAGTCCAATCGAGATCTTGGTATTGGACGTGAATCCAGTAAGAATCTCAACCACCACCTCCTGCACCATAATATACTGACTGGCAGTAGAGAAGCTAAACAGCACGTTGGCGTTAGGAGTAATGATGGTGACACTCTCTCCGGCAGCATCAGAGGCCAACCCAGTTTCTACCAGCGTAAGAGTATCAGCTGCTACACCACCAGAACTCGCTAAGGTCCAAAAATCATTGTCACCAGTTTCTGTAGTGAAACCGCTTACAGCAATGACATCACCATCCAGAAAGCCGGCGGTGACAAAGCCACTTCCGGTATCAGTGATGGTATCAGGCGTACCGTTAACAGCCGCAATCCCAGTCCCCGTAATACTTGCACCCTTAGTGGCTGCCTCTACTTCAGTTCCCCTAACAACAGCAGAGGTAATCCAAAAGGGATTTTCAAGTACACTGGAACGAAGGTCAGTTCGTCTATAGTCGGTAACTAACATGCTCGCACCTCCTTAGGGAAGAATGGTGATGAGCATATGAACGATACACTTACCAGCGGCAACAGTTCCTGCGTTATAGCACTCAAGAGTCACAACGGGCACTGTAGTCGCAGCTCCTGTAATATATCTTGGAGCTGCCCAGGTGCCCGCGGCTTTTGCAACCAACCAATCCGAAGCATTACCGGTAGTAGGACCGTAAACTCCAGTACTGGTAGCCGTAATATCAGCCGCCTTGATATATTCATCCTGATCCACATCAGTAACAACACCGCCGGTAGTCACGGCATCTGTCGCAATAGTAGAAAGCCCAACATCAATAGTAGTGCCAGACGTGAAAGCACTCGTGATTTGAATGAGGACTTCATCAATAATGATGATCTGCGATGCCGTGGGAAAACTGAACAACAGTACAGACTTGTCATCAGGTGCACTTCCGTTAGCCACATTGAACTCCGCAGAAGAGATCCAATACGGATTCTCGAGGACGTTACATCTGAGATCAGTCCTTCTAATGTCTTGAATGATAGTCGTAGTGGACATTTATTAACCTCCTTAATGAATAACGGTGTACTCACAGAAAACGCGATAGGTCCCAAGTGAGGTGGCGCTTCCCGCTTCGAAAGTAAAAGTGATGATACCCGTGGCAGCATTAAAGTATTTACCTTCAAAGGTGACAAGAGTATCCTTCTGAGCGCGTTTAAGGCCGGTTTTAGTAGGTTCTGCAACATCAGTGGTGATAAAACCATTTTCAACTGCAGACTCACCGTTGCCAAGCCAGCCAACCGTACAAGCATCTGGAGTCACATCAGTAGCCTCTGTGACCTGAAGCCAAACATCCTTCACAAAGGCGTACTTAGGAATCCGAATAAGATTGTAGGTCCCGTCCGATGGGCTAATCAGCAGGCGGCTTTTAGCCAGCCTGTAATTATCCGCGAAAGCATTGGTGTAGTAATCCGTGTTAGCCATTAGAAAACCTCCTTAACCGATAGCCGCGCCATAGGAAGAGCCGACAATCACACCATAGTCCTCGGAGTTGAAAATAGACTTAGCCATACCAAAGATACCGCCTCCTCTAACCATCATGAAGCGATTGGCATCCTGCTGATACGGAACAAACGCCATCGTGGTAGACTTCGATTCACCAGCACCTCCCCAACCAAACACAGCAGCCTGGCAGCCAAGAAGAATGTTTCTGTAGACACCAGTATACGGGGAGCGAATACGCTCGGACTTGGAGATCAGCATACCGTTGTATTCGATCTCAACACCGGGAATAGCCAGTTTGTTGGCAGCCCGAAGCAGGTCACCCCACTGTCCCACGTTAGTGTTCTCACGAAGAGCATCGAAAACGTAGGTATGGAGGATAACCCTAAAATAGCTCTTACCGCCAATCTTAAGCGGACGAACCTTATAGCAGTTGGTTCCGGGAATCGGAACTTCTGCGCGCTGCTTCATTCGATTAAGGAACGAAAGATCGAGCATATCAGCGCTGGTCATGGAAGCTTCCTCCACATCATTCATCTTAAGATGATGATAGGTGGACGGGGCAGTAATGGCCGTTCCGAACGTGCCTTTCCCAGGAACCATTTCAAAGCTCGTGTCGCCGCAAAGAACGGCAAATGCATAGTCAGACAACTTCGAAGCCCACCAATCCTGCAGACCATTCTTGCCTTCTTCAAGAAGGTTATAAGGAACACGCTGCTCTTCCATACGACCGCCAGTATCGACAGCGTGGTTGAGCTCATTCAGGGTAACAGAGAAGTTCTTGAAGACAAGCCGCTCTTCATTTCCCTCGACAGGATCGTTGCCCTGAACACCAGTCCCAGTCAGGGGCAGGCGCAGTCCAAAGGTAATAGTATCACCCTCTCCCTTAGCCAGTTCAGTTCTCATCTGGATAATAGCATTGCTATCTTTCCCAACGAGATCGTTGAACTCGGTAGCCGGAAGAAGAACGCTGAAAAGATCTCGTGCCCATTTCTTCCTGGTCAGAGAATCATTCGTTGCAAACTGAGTTTTAGGATAGCCACTCATTCGTTTTCTCCTTTATCTTAAAAATAGGTTACTGAAGTTCCCCGCGCATATACTTAGCGTATATGTCCTTGGGTACCTTCGATAACTCTTCTTCATCCATTGCATCTATTTTAGCTGCGGTCCACCCGCCGCCATCCTTACCGCTGCCTCCTGGGAGGTCTTGTAAGCTCATTGCTTGCTCCTTGAATTCCTTTATAGTAGCTTCTACTTTTTCTTTTGTAACTGACTGTTTTCGTTCCGCTCCACCCTTAGGAGGTTCGTTCTTTGTAGTGTACTCAGGATGGTATTTCTTGATCATGTCGTACATATACTTGTATGGATTGGAAAGACTCCAAATCTCCTTCTCAATCTCGATTGCCACTTGCTGAGGATTACCACCCTGCTGACTAACGTGATACTTGGTCAGTGCTGCTACCATATCATCAAAGTGTCTTTGAGAAACAACTTCGTCAACGTCTTCATACTTAGGGTTGACTCGCATTACCTCTAAGATGTCACTGAGCGCGGATAGCCGTCTTTCGTAGTTAGCACGAGCAAACAATTCCTGCTCTCTGGTAGCCTTTTCATCTTCCTCATCGATAAGACCCTTATCTTTTAGAATTTTGTTAAGGCGTTCATACTCTCTTGTTATTCTGTCAAGCTCCATCTTCTGTGCACGAGTAATTTCTCTAAGTTCCCGAACCTCCTCGTCATCAGTAATTACTTCTTCTTTTTGATCTTTGCCTTCTTTACCGGCCTCTTCTCTACCGGCGCCTCCTTTTTCATCTTCTTTTGCTTTTGCTTCGCCACCTTTATCACCCTCCGCTTTGGTAGTGTCGCCTTTGTCAAGGCCGGCATCGGTCTTATCACTTCCAGAACTTACACCCATGTCTTTTTGCTCGGATCCGTCCTCCTTCTCGTTAGCAAACGAAGCGGCATGGATTGCCTCAGCTTCCTTTTGCAACTCCATCAAATCCTCTGCAGTAAATGCCATAACTTATCCCTCCTTGTGCTCCTTTAAATTTTGTTTGTCTTTGCTTAGAATTTCCGCCTTGTCAAGAGCGGTGTCCCTTCTAAACACTTCTTTTATTAAAGTCTGATCCATTTCCTCTTTATTAGTCATCTGCGCAATAAGTAGCTGCAAACTTGCATTAAGTTCAGCAATCTGCATTTTAACATCAAGACCCATCTTTTCTAACACAGCCTTCTGTTCTGAACTCTGCTGACTTGCTTGAACAGATGCCATCTTCAATCGCTCCTCCCTGTCCAGCATCATCTGAGTGTAATCTCTGACTTTCTTAACAGCAGAAAGTGGGAGATCGCTGTACTCCATGATGAGATCGGGAGGGATACTTCCAGGATTGTTTTGACTGTACTCAGTCAACATCTGCATTATAGCCATACGCATTGTCTGATTCTCTACAGCCTCATCAATGACCAGGTCATACTTACCTACAGATATATCGTTGAAACCAGGAAGATTCTTGTCCTTCTGAGAATTGATCTCAATAAGTTTAGCACCTTCCTCACCTTCGATCCTTATCAAATGACGTTCTGTGACGTATTGCTGAATCAAAGAAAGAAGTTGTCTTCCAGCCTGAAGTCTCGACTCTCTATAGTTATCAAATAAGGTAAAAAGAACAGCAAGTCCAGTCTCCTGCCTCATTCTCACCGTAATCCCAGGCTCTCGTGACGAGGTCTGCACTCCCATCAAGGAGTCTTGAATACCAGATGCGTCCTTCATCATCTGTGTGTCCATGCTGACCAACTGCGCATATATAGGACTGATCTGCGGCTGCGTAGAAAACTTAACACGCCCCTGACTCAGTGCACCCTGTGCCAACTCCATATGGAAGTTAGGCTCAGCTGACCGCTTTTCATAGTTCTCAATATCAAGAACCATGCCTGTTTCGTGCATGAATATTCCCTTCGGAGCCGTCTGCAG